ACAAGGAACTGTGTCAAGGGGTCTTTGTTATCGCCGCGAACGGTTCTGATGAAGTAATCGTTGTGCCTTGCATGTATCCCGCTCGCTGCGTCCACCAGTTGTGACACAGTACCCGACGGCTTTACACAAGTGATTGCAGCCGACTGCGGGATTCCAAGCATGTTCGCAAACTCCTTGTTCGTCTCCACTGCGACTTCGCGCATTTCTTCTAACCAACGCTTGCTGTCTACATTTTTGGATAAAACGGGATGGTCCATGATACCAGTCAAGGACACGCCTAACAAACGCTCTTCCTCTGTATTGTCTCTCCATATCTTCCTCAAGTATTTAAAATCAATTAAGGTTGACTGCAAGGTTCCCAAGATTGTAGCTATACGAACCTTTGCCTTCAGGCTTTCCAAAGAATCCGTTTCGCGAACCACTACTTCCGACAGGTTGCAAAACTGATATCCACGCAAGATAATCTCAGAACAAGGGTTGGTACCCCACATGTGTCCTGTCTCACGGCGACCATTGCGAGCCACTTGCTTGTCAGCAGCCTCACGATTGAACATGCCGCGCTCACCAGACTTACTGTCGTACAAGGCAAGCCACTCACGCATGAATGTACCCATCTCAGGCTTTGTCTTGTAAGACACAGAATTGTTCGCCAACGCTCGCTGTGGTTCTGTTTCCCACCACATGCCTGACTTGGCGTGTGCCATCTGGTCATCATTGAGGTTCGACAAACTGATGAGTGCGCTGCGACGAACTCCGCCAACAACCACAATCTCACCAATCTTACACATCAAGTCGTGGCACTCAATCGGGAACAGTCTGCGACCTCGTGCCTTCTTGAATATCTCAACAGTAAAGTTAAAGAGGTCAGCAAGGGGCTGTGGACCACTAGCACGTCCACCCATAACCTTTAGTCGCGCACCAGCTTCACGAACATCTGACATATCCCACGAAGGAACCTGACCAGCGTAGAGTAGTGCAATCAGTTCGCGGAGTGACTTCGCCCATCCGGGCTTGCTGTCACCCACCTTAATCACAGTATCTGAATCATTAAAGTTGTCGCTAACTACAGGTAGCTTGTCTACGTTTTCACGCTCTACAGAGAAACCAACACCTGTACCACACATCAAAATGTACATGCACTCATCAAAGGCACGAGGGCTATCTACAGGGATGTAGCTACAGTTGTAACCACAGACGTTATCCCGTGCAAGGGCAGGGCCTGCAGTCATCATTGCCCTCATAGATGGCATAACCTTCAAGGACAGGATGCCGTCTTCAATCTCTTCGCGAACAGAAGGTGGTAGTTCGACACCGCACTTACCTTTAACCTGCTCTAGCATGAAGGATACATAACGGTCTACAGTTTCACCCCAGTTCTCACGACGCTGCTCGTCATCTATCCAGCGGGCGTACCGTGACTTGTGAATGAATTGCTGATATGATGTTGGTAGTTGGTTGCTCATTTGTTCTCTCCTCGAACCTCTAATAATTTATCTAAATACCACTGCGCTTTCTTCAAATCCTCGTTACCATTTTTGTAACGATATCGCCAGAGATATTTCATTATGTTTCCTTGTAGGTAATACTCGAACCCATCAAGGGTTGCAGCTTGGATTGCATCTATGCACTCTGTTCCCGCTGCGTTGTAGTGAGGCGGACTGTTGACCATATCAACGCCGCCATAGGCCATCTTACCGGCCTGCTCATTTTCATCTTCCATACACTTCATGTATGCCTCGTGTCTCATCTGTTGTCTCCGCTGCCCTGCAACATGTTGCGATTCTTGCGGTCCTCTAGCTTGTCTAGATTTCTCTGTGCTACTTCTTCTAAGCTATAGCCTAAGTCCCGTGCTAAGATTGCAACGTACCATAGCACATCCCCCAGTTCCTTTGCAATATCATCTTTGTAAAAAAGGTGGGGTTCGCCATCACGAACCAGCTTCTTTACCTTGTCAGCAACTTCACCGGCTTCACCTGCTAAACCCAATGTCGGATACAGAACATTATATTCTTGCGGATAAACTGCGGTGCTTTCCGCCCGCATCTGATACTCATCTAATTTCATTGCTTCGTTCCAAAATCTACTTTAACTATGTTTTCATCACGACCTGTTATACGGTCAATACTGTCTAATTCTACGCCCTCTTCTTCTAGTTCCTTTAGCATAGTTTCTTTCATTTCCATAAAAGATATACGAGCCAGTCCTGCCTGTATGAGTCTGTCGAAATCATTCTCTAGCATCTCGACAATCCCCTGCTGCGCCACGAATCCGGCATCCATGTAGTCATCTTCATCGTCAGGTATAGCAGTTGTATCATAGGCTGACATTCTAAAACTTTCTTCGTCTGTCTTCTTTAGTATAATGTACCACCTGTCAGCCAGCAAGCTACCAACCTCATAATCCCTGTCATCCGTCATTTTTTAACCACTCCTCTGGCACACTACCCTCTGCCCATGGGAAACCATATCGGTTTGCCCAGTCAGCATAACTGGTCTTGCTACCCCTGTAAATCTTGTTCGTGGCCCGAACGAATACAAAGCGAATATCCAAGTCGGGGTATTGTTGTTTGATTAGCTGCATCTTTACCCTGTCACCCTTATCCAAATGTCCCTTCGCTTCTATATAGATATTCTGTTCAGGAAGATAGAAGTCGGGCGTATATGTTCGCGGCTTGGGTATGTATTGTAGCTTTGCCTGTTCGTACTCGAAGTTAATCTTCTTGTCCGCAAGTGACCTTGCAAGGTTAATTTCGAACTGTGAACGATATCGTGTTTTTCTCATAATCCTTGCAGCGGAAATCCCGCCTTCACCCCTTCTAGCCTTTTTAATAGATACTGTCCTACTTTTGGGGACCGTTTTTCTAGATGCGATATTTCTTTTGAGATTTCCATTGTCGGTAGGCATACTACCAATCCTTGTCGCAGATGATGAACAATGTTTTGAAATTCCTCTTCTATGAGTTTTATATCACGTGCTTCCGTGTCAGACTTTAAGGAGCCTTCGGATGAATAGTTATCCCGCAGGGTCAGAGGCAATGCTATCTCCAAGCCACGAACCCTTACAGTAGAACGACCACCCCCACGACGTTCATGTGACTCTACGAACACGCAGCGTAGTTCTGGATTCAAGTCGAACAGTTCGTGGGGATACTCTCGTGTGTACAAGACCGGCATCAGTCTAGTTCCCGCTTCACAAGCTTTGTGTACCAGACGTGAGGCTTGAACCGTGCCTTAGATGTTATCTTCGGGGCTAGTTCTGCGTTCTTCCAGCACTTTGTTTTGAAGGAACAGAAGGTACAGGTCTTGGGCATCAAGCGATTCCCTGTCTCTGTTTTCTGTCTGTCGATGGTGACTGTCTCAGGAACAGACTGGAATGGTACCTTGAACGGTGCATCATTGACGATTGCTTCTACCCGCTTGTTCGCATCCTCAAGATATGCCTTGCGGTCTTCAGACTGTTCGCGGGGTGCCTCTACGAAATCCCACTCACCTGTTGACTTATTGATTACAATCCAACCACCAAAGCGTTTACCTTCTGATTCACCATACAAGTGTCCCTGCATGACGTACCCAAAGGGGTCATCATCTTTGATAACATCGTAACCACCGCGTCCAGAAAACTTGTTGTCGAACGACCATGGACTTGCTGTCTTGATATCCCAGACTTCTTCTTCGCCATCAATGTTCAAGATGACATCTAGGGTTCCGTTGACGGTCTGTCCACCCAGTTCGAGGGAACACTTCTTCTGTTCCGCAACCACGTCTAATCCTGCAGCCCGCATCACAAGAATTGCAAAGGCTTCTAACAGGTCACCAGTTGCGAACCGCACGATATCATTGTAGGCAACATCTTGTTTGTTGCCCTGCTTCTCAAGTTGCTGTTGACACAAGGGGCGACCGACACCGGACATACGAACCCGGTAGTCTCCCCTACTAGAGAACTGCTTTCGCATTGCTGCTTTGCAATCCTCGCCAAACTGTTCTATCAGATGTTCGAGGCGAGAGGAGTCAATCTCCCCCCGCCCCGCTTTCTGTAGGAAGTCTTGGACTTCTACGAGTTGTAACATGATTAGCCAGCCAAACGCTCTGACAAATCAATGTCGTCTGACGATGCTGAAGCTTTTGTTGCTGACTTGTACTCTGCGAACACAGTCTCGTTGTGAGCCATCACAGTATCCGCAAAGTCTTTCATCAAGGCTTTGTCGCTATCCGAACCTGAAACCTCTTTCACCAAGGAAAGTTTCGGTGTCCAGTAGATTACGCCGCCATTCTTCTGCTTCTCTGTCGTGAACTCAATCAACGCCTTGTGCATCAGAATCTTACGGTCTGTAAGCTGCTTCTGAATGAAGTCGTTAACCGGACGGTAGCCTGACCGCTTGAAGTACGCCATGAACGGCATCTGCTCAACAGGTGCAGAAGTACCATCTGCATATGCTGCTTCGGGTGCATCTATAAGGCCATAGATTACCTGATTACAGCTAACCGAACGGCTCAACAGAACACGAGGGTCATCTTGACCTAGTGCCTCTTCTTCTTGACGAGATAGCCGACCGCACTTGTTGCCGCCCAAAGTGTCAGGAAATTCACCGGCTAGTTTGCGCTTCTGTACAGACTTACAAGAGAACTTGCCTTCTTCTTGGTCCCATACAGACCACTCAAAGGTTCGCAGCAAGGGACGGATTTGTACCTTGTCTGCATACACAGGGGCTGAACCGTTCCAGATACGCCACGAACCACGCCGCAGCAATGTACCATCATCAGTCTCTGTGTCATAATTAATATTTAGTCTAGGCAAACCAATCTTGGGCTTGTTGTTCGGGTCTGCCTGTCCACTCATTTCCATGAGGGCTTCGTCGTTATCTGACTCGAATGCAGTCAGGAAGGTATTCATTTCATCATTCAACATTTGTAGTTCATTGCTCATGTCATTTCTCCTTAGATGAGCGTTAGCGTAAAGGGATTATACAGTTAGTACCTCTTCCAAGTCAAGCCAGTTTTTACCCATTTTTAACTCGATACCGACTGGCATGTCATAGGTAATCCCATACCTATTCTTTGATTCCAACGGGATAGCTAGCATACATTCAGCCATCACGTCAATACATTTTTTTTCTTCACTGGGGTATACATCCATGACGATGGAATCGTGAACCGTGTTGCAGATAACCGAACGCAAGTTCAGTTCGCGAACTCGTTTGTCTAACATAATCAAGGACATAGGCAGTAGGTCAGCAGTTGCGAACCCTTGAACAGGGTAGTTGCATATGGCGGTACGGTCTGTTGCCGCACCCCAATCAGTCCACCTTGCGTGAGGGAAAGCGTATTGTCTACCTGAAGGAAGCTGAATGTATTTCTTTGTTACCGCGTGTTTCTGCAGGAACTCATGCCACTTGGTAACATTGTTATACTTTTCCTTAAACGCATTGTAATATCGTTTCTGGTCATCCGTACCCGACACACCGCCATACAATGGCTTGAAAGTGTGAGCCTTAGCATCTTGCCGCGAACATCCTATAACACTGGCAGTGTAGCTATGCACATCTGTACCGGCATCCACATCAGTCTTGATGCCCTCATCATCTGCAAGGAATCCGGCTACCCTAAACTCTAGCTGGGCATAATCACCCTCTAGGATTGACCCACCCTCGAACCGGCTTTCAACAGCCCGCCTGATGATAAAGGTAGTACCTCGTGGCATGTTCTGGAAGTTCGGGTTGCGGGATGACAGACGACCAGTAGCCGTGACACACTGCATGAACTCAGTATGGATAAACCCCTGCCCATCCATGTTGTTCTCCATGCCCTCAACAAAAGAACGCAGATAGGTTCGAACTGCACTGTACCGAATGTAAGCTTCTGCAAACTCACGGGCTTCACCCCGCAGGGATGTGAACATGCTTTCCAAGGTTTCTTTATCTGTCTTGAATCCTGCGGCAGCCACATCATAAGGGTCACGAGGGACCAACTTGAACCCCGCAACCTGACCTGTCGATGTATAGCGCACACCAGCCCCCTGACAGGGCTTACAGATGCGAATAGCCTTTCCTAGCGTTCCGTCCTTCTTGCGGGCTGTATAACGCCCCACGCCCCCGCAATCGGTACACTGACTGCCACGTGTCTTGAACAGCACATCAGTCTCGTTTACAACGTTGCGTTTGAAGTCGGCACGGCTCATGCGGGTACGACGTTTTGGTTTGCGACCAGCCCCGCGAATCTCGTGACCCAAGTTGAACACACCAGCCCAGCGGGACTTGTCCTTTACCTTACAAGAATAGAACAGCTTGGAACGGTCATCAGGGCTGTCTAGATTGATGGGCGTGTCCCCCATAGCTTCCGCAGCCAGTTCCTGTAGCCGCCGTTCGAGGGTAAACAGTTCATCTTCATACTCGCGGCGAATGTCCGCAAGTGTTTGTCTGTTAATCTTGATGCCGTTCCGTTCGATGCGAGACAGCACATCTGTCATCTCAAGCGACAGACGCAAAGTGGGCAAGAGTGTCTGGTTGTTCATTGAATAGTTCCTCAAATGTAGTGCCAAAGGCTTCGAGTTGTGCAAGGGCTACTTGCTCTGTGGAAATGACATCAGCCTTTCCGTATGTTTCTATTATTTCCCAAGGTATGTCGTAGAAGGTCTTGCCTTCCTTAAAGTACGGCGCAACGAGGTCTTTCTCTTTTTGCACATCACTATACTTTTCTGCAAGAGCAGCAAGTGAAAGAGGCCACCTTTGGGAGCGGGCAAGAATATATTCTGCAACCATTGTATCATAGACGTGTCCTTCATAAACGAACCCGCAGTCGCGAATCCAAGATAAATCAAACTTGATGTTTTGTCCCACAACCACATCAGCTTTGTCAAGAGCAGCTTGGAACAGTTCGAAGGCGAACTCATGTGGTTCGCGAACACTGTGGTAATAGCAGTGGTAATGGACATGCTGTTCGCCAAGCCACTTGTAACCATTTGAAACCAAAGAGTTTCCGAAGTAGGGCAGGGCGGTTGTCGAACCATTGGCTTTGGGTTTGTGGGTTGTCTCCACGTCGAAGGTCAAGACATTCATTAGTAATACACCCCCCGCTGCACATCAATGTGGCTGGTGAACATACCATGCCAACCATTGAGTTTGTTCTTGGAAATGCAGATGTGCCGTGTGGTATTTTCTTCTTCTGATGTTCCGGTCTTGCCAATGCCGATGATGACATCTGCTTCACCTGCCTTACCTGTTCGCGAACCGTCTAGCATAGCATAGTCGATGAACTGACGGTCATGTGCCTCGAAACTGGCCTGACTGACAGACCATATCAAAAGCTTGTTGCGCTTGGCAACCTCACGAGCCACGACATATGTTTCCTTCAGGCGTTCATCCCCACGGTTAAACTCACCCGCAACCCGAAACTTATCTAGCTGGTCACAGAACATAACGTCCGGTTCGTTTAGCTGGGCGAACTCGTTTAGTTCTTCCATAGATGTACCAACCGAATCCATCACGGTGAGGTATGGGGCAATCTCTTCTGCGTACCGTTGGGACAAAGCATCAGCCCCCGCCTTCATCTCTTCTCGTGTCAAACCAAAGAAGCTTTGAATAATTCGCAGCTTGATTTTCTCTGACGGTTCTTCGTTAGCCCAGTAGACTACCTTATGTTTTTGCTTGATGTAGCTGGCGGCAACAAAGGCACAGAAGGTTGTCTTCCCCACTTCTGGGCGGGCAAAGATGATGCCAAGGTTGCCCCTGTCCATGCCCCCAAGGTGTTCGCTCATTAAATCCCAAGTGAATGGGAAGTCGGGTTCGCCAACTTCTTCTTCCATTAGCTGAACAAAGTCTTTGTCCATTTCACTGTAGGTTGTCTTGTCGGACATACGCCCATCTTCAACCATATCAATCAGGGTCTTGAGTTCACCAAAGTGTTCAGACTCTCCAGTGAAGATGGCAATGGCCTTCTCTCCAATCTGCCGCGCACGGTCACGAACCCAGAAGTTCTTGGTCACGTCTAACTCTAGGTCACCAGCTTCACTAATGTGTTCGCTAAGTTGTGTAATGATATCAAACACTTCCTGCTTTGCACTAGAGGGCATTGCAGGATTCCTATCCATGAACAAGGAATCCAACTGGTCACGCGACAGGTTCGTTCCGTAATTCTTGTGGGCATATGTTATCGTGTCGAACAAGGTTGCATAACGTCCCTCGAACATATCGCGAGTGACGATGTTCTTTACCCTGTTGTAAAAATCATTATTTAAAAGGAACCCCAGAACCTGTAGTTCAATAGAGGTATTTCTTGAAGGTTGTGATTCGTTCATCATCTGTCATATCTTTCACATCTTTGTTTAAAACAACTAAACTTGTTGGCCTTATGGCCTGCATCCTGCGAACCAGTTCGAGGGCTTTCTTTGTAGCATCCTTGTCCAAGGCAACGAGCAATCTATCATAACGTCTCAAAGTTGACAAGTGGCTGTCCTGTAGGTTGGTTCCAAGAAGTGCTATCCCCGAAAGAAAACTAGATACACTGCAAGCACTAGCACAGTCTTCCAGAATAACACCGACACGGTTAGTTCCGCAGACGAAAGGATTACCTGATTTTCCATATCTCCACCATTTTGGTTTTTGGTTAACAAGGCTACGACCAGCAGCATCAACAGTTCGCCTACCGTCTTTAATCAGGTAAACAACACGGTTCATTCTGAAGTCGTAACGAATATCGACACGCCCTGCAAGGTACGCATCATAGGCATTGACCCGCTTTAAGTATCGCACAGCTTCTTCACTGCGGGATATGGGGACAACAGTATCGGGAAGCTGGAACTCCGGTTCGCAAAGTGGTTCGCGAACTGGCGTTGTCTTTTTCAGCAAGGGGTGATATGGTGTGTCGGTTCGGATTCGGAATCCTGTTCGCCCACGAACCCCACAGTCTGCATGAAAGCAAAACCACAATCGTTCGCCGCTAGTATCCGAAACACTAAAGGTATTCTTCTTGCCGCAAGCAGGGCAGTCCATCCGCAGACGACCTTCCGATGCTATTGACAAACCGTTCACATAATCTTTTAACCAAGCTGTCATGGGCTTCTCCTATGACCAGACAAATAACCCACAATAAAAATTGTGTCAACAGCATTTTTTTAGTTGACGAACACTTGACAGCCGTGATACGCATTATGAACAGTAACCATACAGGTAAACCTAATATGTCTTTTACTATTAAAATAAACCCTATAGCTAAACTATTAAGGGATAAAAAATACAAACATAAAACTGTTCCAGATAAAAAGAAATCTAAATTAAACAAACTTGCAAAGAAGGAAATGGATGATGGGAAGACCAGCAAAGATACCTGACCCAACAAAGACGTATAATCTGCTAATGTCTGTTGAACAATACGACAGCCTAGCAGGACACGCTGCACGATTGCAAAAGAAAAGCTTGGAGCAAGTTAGTGTAGGTGATTTAATGCGTGACGCGATTGAACTTTACATTGAAGCATTGGATGAAGATAATGACGCAAGCATCTCTACAAACTAAGAAACCTGCCATTGAAGTATGGAAACGCAAGGACGGTTCGTGGATTGTCAACGCACCTATCTCATCTGTTCGAATCGGTGAGACTGACCGCGAACAGGTTAAGAAAAAGAATTGTGTTGATTATCTACTGGACATTTCCGTGTTCGTGGGAAAAAGTGAAAATGATTGCAGAAAGTGGCTTGACAGGAACCGTCAAGGCTTGGTAAAACTGGGGACACCTTACGAGGTGGCACAGTCCTGAAGTGGAGAATGTCGCTGAAAAGCGACCGAAACAGCAGGATTTTGAGTGTGGTAACACACTGCATAAAAAGAGTTAGAACAGATTGCTTCATGGCGATTACTCTGGACTCTTAATAAAAGCAGGGGGAGTGGTTACCCTTTGTTTCCTTGGTTGGTTGGGAAGCGAGGTCAGATTTATTTCTGGCCTCGTTTTTTTTGTTGACACCCCTTTTTGTTTCCGATATTGGTTATGTATCAACAGCCGATGGAGAAGTGAAATGGCTAAGAATCAAAAGACTGAATGGGACATACTTAACGATAATCGTATCAATGTTTGGAAGACACTTTCCCTCGAACAGAAAAAAGCACTACACGGTTTGCAAACTGCATGGGAAGAATTGCAAGGTAGCTACAGAGAACTGTGCCATCCCACCTTTGATGACATCATAAAGATGGATGACGCTTATTATAGATTACGCCGCGTATTGATTGAAGAGTAGGAGAAAACCGATGGCTAAAAAACTAACCCACGCAGAATATGCAGCTAAACACACAGAGATATTTGCTCGCATGTCTGCAAACTTTCTAGCCACCCCTTTGCCCAGTGATTGGGATACATGGGAAGAAGAAAAACTAGATAACTTCCTTAGTGACAACCACTGGCAACCGTTCGAGTATTGGGATGTCAACGATGTCTATGAGTTGATTGACCAGCTAACGATTGACGTTATGAACCTGATGGGATTGGAGATGGGTAACGATGGCTAATCCCTCATGGTACGTTATCCAGCATCCGTTCACTCGACCAAACGTCAGCAACCCCTATCCATCCAGTTCGTTTGCCCTAGATGCAGCGGACAGGATACACGGTGAAAGCCTGCGCCGTGTTCGGATTGCAGACAACGAGGTTTGGATTGGTGGAGTTATTGTTTGCAGTCGTAGAAAAGCTATGGCATATAAGTTTAAGATAAAGGATTGGGAAGGACGCTATTATGAGCAATCGCGGTGATTATAAAGTCCGTGTTCGCGTTACTACTGAACGCGAGGTTATTGTTGAGGCAGACGGTTTTGATGAGGCTGAGATAAAGGCAATGGTAGAAGCAGTTACCCTAGTCGATGGATACGATGCTGAAGTTCTTTGGGCTGTAGAACATGGAAGCCTAAGTGATTGGGAGAAGAATGATGGCAACGATAACTAGAACCTGTCTTGCTTGTGACGGTGGCGGCATTGCCGAATATGACAAACCGGTCACAGACTTTGCGAACGGCGGCTGGATAACTAGCACCTATGGTAAGTGTGATGTTTGTGATGGTGAAGGTGACCTGCACGTTCTATCTGAATTTACTAGCTTGGATATCTTGGCGTTCCTAAATGAATCAGCTAAAATTCTAGAGGATGCCGACATAGTTGACAGTACGTTGGATGACATATATGGTCACGTTAAGGACGCAAAAGATAAGGTGCGTGAATATATCAAATTTCATGGTTACGATGGAGATGACCGATGAGCCAACCAAACAAACTACTCGACCCAAACAAAACATATTTAATCGGCGTATGGGATATGCCAATCTTTGTTATAGATAGTGAGACAGACGAACCTGTTACCAACCCCGATGGCACTGTTGCCTTGTTTAATATTTCAAACTATGATTATTCATATCTTTGCGATGGCGTAGATATAGATGAATTAGAATTGCGGGAAGAAGGAGACGACTATGATGACTAAAACCGACAAGATATGGCTGCAACTAACACACACAGAAGCCAATGCCCTGATGGTGATGCTAGACAGTGAGATAGAATCTTGTCACAACTACGGTGGTGGCATCGACCTAGATAACTGGGAAAACATAGACCTAGAAGCTTACAAGCTGCTGGCGTTTCACAAGTTCAAAACGTGGTACATGGAGAATTGCGATGGGTAAGGTCAAAGCTTGGGCGATGCAGCTAGAAGAAGACTTCTGGTATCTTGCTAACAGTAAGATAGGCAATTGCGAATATTTCGGTGAGTTTATGCAAGAGATGGAACAGCACCGCGATTTCTTGGGCTTGCGTGACGATAGAGAATATGCTGATATGTTGCGTGAAGCTTGGGACAATTACTGGAGTAAGTACATATGAGAACCGCTTATGAGTGCCGCCATACGCTAGCATACGCTTCGCCAAGCGCAATCACCCCACGATACCCCAACGCGGCAAGCGACCCCCGCCTGACAAACACGGCTGACAAATACTTCACGCTAAGAAGACAAATCCGTGACAAAGAGTGGAGCCGCGAACCGGTGACAAACGCAGAACGTGACAAACTAGCCACACTAAAACAGGCATTGAACGATGACAAACACTACACGCCAAACTTCTGACAAATCGCCCACGCTAAAACGTGACAAATCAACCACGCTAAATCCTGCGTATCGTTGCGATGATTGCGGGGAACCAGCGATGGTTCGCGAACCGGTGGGGCTGTCCTGTCCTAAATGTTATCTAAAAAAACAAGGGCAGCAAATAAAGGGGCTTGACCATGCCGGTTATTATCCTTAATGATAGGTAATTAACAAACCAACAAAGGAACCCGAACCCATGAACCATTCAGTTTTAAAAATATCCAAGATGACCGGCAAGCTTGCAGGCTTTCACGCAATCAGCACGAACACGCTAACAAATGATTTTTGTAAAAAGATGTATAGCAGCGGTAAGGAAAATTTAATCTGCACTAAATGCTATTCAATGGAAATGTTGCAGGGGTTGCGGAAAAATTGTGCGCCAGCTTGGCAGCATAACAGCGACATTTTATCAGGTGGAATAATCCCTGCCCATATGTTGCCAAATATTCTAGATGCCTTTTTCCGTTTTTCCGCCCATGGGGAATTGATAAACGAAACGCATCTAGAAAACTTAAACCGGATTGCCGAATATAACCCGCATTGTACTTTTGCGCTTTGGACTAAACGAAAGGATATTGTTCAGAAATATTATCGGCATAACCGCAAGCCTGAAAATATGATATTGATTTACAGCAACCCAACAATCAATCGCGTTATGGATAACGTGCCTGAGTTTTTCGACCGGACTTTCAATAATGTTGAAAAGCATTTTAAAGGAATAGAACAAAACTGCACTGGGCAGAAATGCCGCGATTGCCTGCTTTGTTATACAAAGGGTAACGGTGTGACCCAAATTGTCGAAGCGGTCAAATGACAAATCAACCACGCTAAACTTTTTGATTGGGGCTAGTATGTTACCTGCAATATCCTTGGTGGTTCGGGGGGATTGGGTGCGGTATTAGCAAAGGGTGTCGCGAGTCGCGGGGCGGCATCCATCTTTTTTATCTGAATTTTATTGTTGACCGATTCGGCGGCGGGTGGCATAAACAAATCAAGGCTGGTTGCAAAGACCATGCCAACAACCAATAGAAGGAATAACCAACCATGTTTGATTTAATCCCAACCCAATCCCTTGATAATGCAAGGGCGAAAGGCAGCGACCTTTCATCTGTCCATCATGACGTTTTTGACGTTGCAGTGTATGAGCAGTTCGCCAGCTTCGAACCGGTGCCAGTTGAGGCCGTTGTCACAAATGCCGATGGCATTGTTGAGCCGCAGCGCATGCCATACCATGCCTTGCGTAATACCCGAACGAACCGCGTTGTTGATGTGGTGCCGTTCAATCGTGAAACCTACAACCTGACACCCCATGCCGAACTTATGCTTGAACAATCCAGCATTTTGAACGGTTCCGGTTTGCGGGATTATCTGGGCAATGTTGAAGTTTGCGACCGTATCTATGAAGAGGGTTTGCGGGTTCATAGAACAATATATTTTCATGACCTAGTAGACCGCAGCCGGACAAGAACAGGCCAGCAGGATGATAGCCGGTGCCGCTTGGATATCTTTAACAGCGTAGATAAGACTTGGACGCTGCAAGTGTTCAGCGGTGCATATCGTGACCTTTGCCGCAATACGTTGGTTTTTGGCGGGGAAAAGGCATATCATCAGAAAGCCAAACATACTAAAAACATGAGTACAGGCGCACTTATAACTAAAGGCGTTTTGGGTCTCGAAATGTGGGATAATCAGCGGGACACAATGCAAATGTATCGCGAAATCGGCATGACTGAAAAGCAGTTTAATGACGTTTTGATTGATTCCGGCATGATTGATAAGGCGGGAAAGGTTGCCGAAAATAACGATGAATTGAAGGTCAACCAAAAGAAGCTTGCCACCTTGCTTGACCTTTACAGCAAAGAAACCCGCGAACTAGGCCATACAATGTGGGCGGCATTTAATGCTTTGACCCACTGGTCAACACATTTGCCGGATGCCAATAAGGGCGGGCGGATTGAAAAGAAACAGCTTGATAAATCAATCGCGGTTCGTGACCTAATCCAGTCGGACGCATGGACAAGCTTCGGAAAGGTGGCAGCATGACCCCGCTTGAGTTTGTTTTGATGCTTTGGGTTTTGATAGGATAATAAACCATGGAAGCCTTGTATGTAATCTATCGCAGTCTGACCGTGCTGTTGATAATCGTGATAATAACAGCGGTCTATCTCTAAACCAACCAACGCCCTGCGGGGCAGAAAGAACCACAAAAATGACACAGTTTGATAATGATAAAGCCATCTTGGAACTTTGCGAACAACTGGTAGACACAATAAGAAGCCAAGAAAAGGCCAAGATTCGCGCCAGTCTCTACGAGGCTTGGAACAGCCAGCAGCCAGCGCAGCAGCCAGCCAAGCGCAGGTTTCATGCCGATTCATCCCTTGGGCGTTTGTTTCGTGTATTAGCAAGGCGTAAATATGGGGTGAATATCCGAACCCTTGTTAGAGAATCCGGCTTGAGTGAAAGAGGGGTTCAAAATGCTGTTCACCGGTTGCGAAAGCAGGGTTATAACATAGAATGTAATCGGGCGGGATATCTTCGCCCCAAATATCGGCTTGCATCCTAGCCGCGAACATGTAATAACAATGGGGACAGGGCAGCTTGTCCCCCTTACTTTAACCGAAAGGAACCGAACCATGTCTTTTAAATCTTATCTTTTGAATGTTGGCGTTGTTGATACCCGCGCATTTGCTTTGCAATGTGCCGTTAAAAGTTTACACAACGCTGTTGCCTGCATGGATTTGAGCCAGCGGGCTATATTAGACGAACATTGCCCCGAACTGATGGCAGCCGCGAACCGCTTCGGGCAACTCGAACAGGGCATGGCTATCTTCGAGGGAACCCAGCCGGTAACCCAGCGAACCTTTGATGACCGCGACCCATTCAGCCATGCAATGCAGCTTGTCGGGAACTCTGCGAACAACTAGGGGAAACCCTGCGAACCCATTGGGGCGGGGGTTGTTGCTATCCTCCCTATAACTCCGCCCCAACCTTGCCCCCCTTGCCCTAGTCGGCGGGGGGGTTTTTTATTGCCGGTTATATATATGGGGGATAACCGGCGGTAATCTCTCGGGGTTTTGGGTTTGTAATTGCAGCGAGATTGCTATCATTCCATAGACCGAAAGGCCACCCCCCAACTAACCATCATGACAAATCAACTACACGGGCGCGGGCGGGCGCGGGTTCGCTATGGGGTTTCACATGTGTTCGCGGGGTTTGGTTGCCTGTTCGCGGGGTTACGGTATCGGCGATGTGACAAACAAGATAAAAATATGTGGCTCGTGCGCGGGTACGCAAGGGACACCCCACCCCCCCGGCATTTGCCATGCAAACCCGACATATTTTTTCTACTTTTTAGGTTATCGGTATGGTTAATTTGCGAACCACTGGGGTACAAGAGAGTTGCCCCAAAGAAAAACCCCCGCTGGGCGAACCAACAGGGGTAACTTTGCGAACCTTTGGGGGGACTGTGGGGGACCGGGGGGGATATAGGGTTTACCCCGGCAGGACTTGGTCCTATGGTAGCGTTAAATTTCACATTTGTCAACACCTTTTTTTCATTTTTAGTTATTTTTAGGTAAATCATGTGGAAAACGGGTTGACACCGGTTCCAAAACCCCCCATAATACAGGGGTGTGCCACATGTTCGCGGGAGAACACTATGTTCGAAGCTGTCTTACTAATATGTTTAGCTGCAGCACCCCAAGAATGTGTTGAGTTGAGCGATACAAGAGGTCCCTACGCCAGTAAACCTGACTGTATGCGTCGTGTTGACGAAATGGCAAACTTTGCCACAGGTGCAAACCTCTTTGAATTAAACATAAAATGGAAGTGTACCAACCAAAAAGGTACACCAACGTAAATCCTCATGAATTTACTACCCCAGACGAATAAAAAAGCTGCCCTAACTGAAAAGCAGGAGCAGTTTCTAGATGCCTTGTTCGAAAACAACGGCAATATGACCGTTGCTGCTGAACTCGTGGGCTATTCCCCCAAGTCAGTCACATGGCTCAAGGAACGTCTAGCCGATGAAATCATCGAACGCACTAAAGTCATGTTAGCGGGCCACTCCTTGTCAGCCGCGAACAAGCTGGCAAGCCTTGTAACGGCCCCTGATATCGAACGTGGGGATGACCTGCGGATGAAAGCCGCTGAAAGCATCCTGAACCGCGTTGGTATCGCAAAACAGGAAACAATGAACCACAACGTACAGGCAATCCACGGGGTTGTCCTGTTGCCACCCAAGAAAGAGGTCGTCATAGACGGATAAAGTTATGGAACTAGCAAGAAACGCAATGCGAAGCAACATTCAAGATATGAGCAATAAAGAGTATGACGCTTTTATAAAGAAGATGCTCAAAGAAGCTGATAGTGATGCTGAAGCTGGTAAGATTAAGACCATGTACGATAAGATTCGCGCAGGTAAAGCCAAGGGCGGCGAGGTTCGCGGCTATCGCTATGGCACCCCCAAGGGTGGCGTGAAGAAGATGAAATCGTGTCGTGGGCGCAAAGCAACGGGCAACAAGGATTAAAGTCATGTCAAAAAAAACACGCACACTCTTAAATAAAGACGGTACTGTCCCTTCTCGCAGTTATAAAGAGATTGCAACAGACCCCAATGCAGGTTCACCCCTTACATCTGCAATTATTTACGCTGCAGAAAAAGCAGGCTTGACCGGCAAAACTCGTAAAGCAGCAAAATCTGCGGAGACTACCATCGAAGAAATCGACGGTCTGAAAATCATTGTTCGCAAAGATGACGACTAACCTGTGGCCCCACGCAAAAGAGTCCTAGTCCCCCCGAACCCAGAAGACTTAGGCAAGGTCGGAAGACCTAAGAAAAGACCCGGTGAATCCAAAACCACGCACAACATAAGTGACCGTGACCGGGCAAGGCGTTCCGTACAGATGAAGTTGCGAAACGCCAAGAAGCAGCAGCAACGTGAAGAAACCCGTGTCGCTCGCAAGCGTAAGAAGGTCAAGGACCTAACTGCCGCAGCCGCGAACATACAGGATGCCCTGAACGGCAACAAGACCCGCGTTGTAGATAAAGCTGATTTAGATGTATTACCCAAAGCCGTAACGGATTTAATTGATGACACGCCTGTTATATTCAAGCCTAACGAAGGGCCTCAAGAAGACTTTCTATCTGCCCCTGAACAAGATGTACTATATGGGGGGGCCGCTGGCGGAGGCAAGTCGTTTGCTCTACTTGCTGACCCCTTACGTTATTGTCACAATGCTAATCATCGTGGACTTCTTCTCCGCCGCACGTTAGACGAACTAACAGAACTCATCGACAAATCCAAACAGCTATACCCCAAGGCTTTTCCCGGAGCTATCTTCCGTGAGTCGAAGTCAACGTGGGTGTTCCCATCAGGGGCAACCATGTGGTTTACATATCTCGACAGAGATAAGGACGTTACCCGTTTTCAGGGACAGGCGTTTAACTGGATTGGCATAGATGAAATAACCCAGTACCCAACAAGCTACGTCTGGGACTACCTGCGTTCTCGTCTTCGTTCGACAGACCCTGAACTACAGACAAACCTAACTATGCGCTGCACAGCTAACCCCGGCGGTGTTGGCGGCTGGTGGGTCAAGAAAATGTACATTGATGCCTACGAACCCAACAAGGCGTTCGGGGCAAAGGACCTAGAGACGGGCCGTACTTTTGTGTGGCCTGAAAACCACCCTAAAGCGGGTCAGCCTCTGTTCTACCGCAAGTTTATCCCAGCGCGGCTGACTGACAACCCCTTCCTGATGGCAGATGGTCAATACGAGGCCATGCTTCGGTCACTCCCAGAAGTCGAGCGTAGACGGCTTCTCGAAGGGGATTGGGATGTTGCGGAGGGAGCCGCCTTCCCGGAATTTTCGAGGACACGACATGTGGTCGAACATTTTGACCTTCCCACGAACTGGCCCCGCATACGAGCCGCCGACTACGGCTACTCGTCGCCGTCGTGCGTTCTATGGGGTGCTATTGATTGGGATAACAATATTTGGGTTTATCGCGAATTATACGTAAAACACTTGACAGCAGAACAATTAGCTGATAAAATATTAGAATGTGAAGAGTTAGACCCTACACCACATTACACGGTCTTGGACTCTTCATGTTGGAACAAAACCGGATTCGGACCTTCTATCGCAGAAACTATGATGAGGTCCGGGGTTAGGTGGACTCCCTCAGACCGCAACCGTCTTCAAGGAAAAATGGAATTACACAGGCGGCTTGCTGACGACCCGTACTCCAAAGAACCCCGTATGCGGATTTTTTCCAGTTGTAAGCATATCATTGCACAGCTATCAGGCATTCCACTCTCCAAAACTAACAGCGAAGATGTAGACACGCGAGCAGAGGACCATGCCTATGATGCGTTGCGATATATGGTTATGACGCGAACATCTGGTTATCAATCAATACATAAAACGCTTCAGGGGATAAAGGACCAGACCTTCAAGCCCTATGATGCTACCTTTGGATACTAATGGCTGACCTCGACCCCAAAACCGCTACTCTTCGTGAAGTTGCTGAAGCCTACGCTGAGAAGTCTAAGCGGGGCAAGGCGTTTGTCACGTCATCCCTACAGTTCTTTAAAGACATTGCAGACGAACCCGGTTCTGCCTTACGGTTGTTCGAAAAGGATGCCGAAGGAAATACCCTTCTTTCAAAAACATTCAAGGGTACAGAAGACACATCAACAGTCAAGACCGCGATGCAAAACCTTCGCCAAGTTGGTCTCACCCTCAAAGGTTCTCTTGGTCCTGACACACCAGAATATAAGTTGCTGCCAGACAAGGCTCCGAACACAGACGTAAACAATCGTATCTTTGGACGTAGCGAACCTGCCAAGGCCGTATCAGAGGTTGCTATTAACCCTGATAAAGCCAAGATGAGCCAGTTGTTCGCGGGTGTTTCTAAATATCTTGACAACCCTAACACTAAAGCTATTGCACAAGCAATCATCTTTAACCTCAATACTGGCCTTCGTCCTAACGCTGCTGCTGGTCTTCAAGTAACTGCATATAAACCTGACAGTGGTGCCATCTATATTGAGGCAGAAACTAAAGGTGCCAAGGGTCGAGCCGTGAACATCCCCTTGAACCCAATTGCAGATAGTATCCTGCAGGAAAACCTAGCTGCTGGCAACAAAGAAAACTTTTTTATTAAGCCGAACGGTAAGGTCGTCACATCTAACGACATGACAGACCTGCTAAGAGATGTCAAGGTAAAAGACATTGCTTTCGATGCAAGCACAGGCAAATACTTTGATAGTTTGACACCCACAGGGTTCAAAGGAAAGAAGGGTTCGGCCCTGCTTCGCAACATTCATGCTACTGTAGGGCAGTCAATCGGCGTAGACCAAGACAGACTTGCTTATCTACAAGGTCGTAGCCTCAAATCAGCCGGTAAGAGCAGCACAGGCGAACTCACAACCTACCAACAAGCCTTTCCGGGTGCAGTCGGTGAAGTTGACCGCCAGAATGCCAACATGTTCGCAGAATTTTGGGGAACTGCCGCTAAAGACGCTGGTTTTGATATCCAATCCAAGATTCCAATGCCAGAGACACGCATCACAACCCAAACCGCAGGATACGAAGGCTACTTTGACCTTCCGGTTCGCGAAGAGGTTCCAGAAGTATCGAAGCCTACCAGCACATCCCCTGAACCAAAGACATTTGACGACTTGTCCGATACTACCAAAGGTTTTTTAGACCGTAATGGTATCGACTTCAATAATCTGATTAAAAACTTTGGCAAAGCAACAAAGAAGGTTGCAATTGGTGCCTTGGGTATCGAAACTGTTCGTCAAATTGTAGATGAACCAGCCGCTGTTGCTGCAGAAATAGGTTTAGAGACTGGCGCACGTGCTTTAGGTCTTGCCGCAGCCCCTGCAGCCGCTGTCCCAATGATGCTTGCCCCTAGCGAACTAGCTTCCGGCGAACTCCGCCCAGAAGACCAGCCCCTCGAACCCGCTGGCCCCTACGCTGGACAAGACTTCATCCCAGCCCCCGAAGTAGAGCAGGGAACACCACGAACAGATATGGCACGTATTGCCAGAGAAGATGCGGGATTTATCCCAGAACCTGACAGGGTTCCAGAAGCCGCCCCTGTTAGAGACGAAGGCTTTTTATCTAGATAAGGAGAGTACCATGGATAAGATGGGTGCCGCTTACATTATGAACTCTGATACCACATCAGTTGACGACCAAGGTGGTGCAGCCAAGCTGTATCGTGAAGGTCTTGAGTTCAACACAATGGCAAAGCAAGGCGTTCTGACTGAGGACATGCCGAAGAAGATGACTAAAACGGCAGTTGACCCCTCAGTTATGAAAATGGCTGAAGAACGCGACTATTAAAACCAGATGTCAGAAGATAACTTTCTCCAACCTGCGGATGATACGTCTGTTTCGGTTCACGCTCCAGAGGAGCAGATGCCGGGACTTGCTGCGTATGTAAAGTCACGGTTCGAAGATGCTGAGAACGGGCGATACGCCCACGAACAGCGTTGGCTCCAAGCCTATAAGAACTTTCGCGGTATTTACGATTCTACTACCCAGTATCGTGAATCCGAACGGTCGAAGGTATTTGTTCGCATTACCAAGACTAAGGTTCTTGCGGCGTTCGGTCAAATCATCGACATCCTGTTCGCAAACAAGAAGTTTCCCCTTGTTGTGGAAGCTACTCCCGTGCCGGAAGGTATCGCGGAGTTTGCTCACATGGAAACCCCCTTGGACCAGATGCAACCTCAAGACCCATATGGGTTCGAAGGCGATGGTCGCGAACTGGCTCCGGGTGCTTTGCAAGCAAAACCGGGCGGTGATTTTTTAGGTGGACTAAAGCAAAAGTATGAAGGCGTTCCCTTGGCAGAGGGTCCGGCACGTATGGGCGAACCTCAGATTAGCCCAGCCCAAGAAGCCGCTTTGCGTATGGAAAAAGTTATTCACGACCAGCTAACCGACACGAACGCAGTCAACGTTATGCGTAATTCTGTGTTTGAATCGGCCCTTTTGGGTACGGGTATCGTAAAAGGTCCGTTTAATTTCTATAAGCGTGTTCACAACTGGGAACGCGATGAGAACGGCGAACGTTTTTACAACCCCGAAGAAAAGACCGTTCCACGGATTGAAATGGTATCTGTGTGGGATTTCCACCCAGACCCATCTGCTACTAGCATCGAAGACTGCGAATATGTTATTCAACGTCACCGCATGAACCGCCAACAGCTTCGTGCGCTTATAAAGCGTCCTCACTTTATTTCTGAAGCTATTGAGGAGTGTCTTGCTAAAGGTCCTAATTATGAGGACAAGTATTATGAAGACACTATTCGGGAAGATGAAACCGAACCCTATTATCAGGGTAACCGTTACGAGGTCCTAGAGTATTGGGGTGTATTGGATTCCAAGATGGCCTACGAAGCCGGTCTTCCTGAAGCTGACGACATGTCAGAGTTCGACGAACTGCAGGTCAACGTTTGGGTTTGTGGAAACATGGTTATCCGATGCGTCCTAAACCCGTTCACACCAGCCCGCATTCCATTCCAAGTGTTTCCTTACGAAGTCAACCCGTATCAGCTTTGGGGTGTTGGCGTAGCAGAAAACATGGAAGATGCCCAGAAGTTGATGAACGGTCATGTTCGCATGGCAATTGACAACTTGGCTCTTGCCGGTAACTTGGTATTTGACGTGGATGAAGCCAGCTTGGTTCCCGGTCAAAACATGGACATCTTCCCCGGCAAAATCTTTCGTCGTCAATCTGGTGTTACTGGAACAGCCATCAACGGCTTGAAGTTTCCGAACACGGCGGGGGAAAACCTGCAGATGTACCAGATTAGTCGTCAGCTTGCTGATGAAGAGACAGGTATCCCATCCATCATGCACGGTCAGACAGGCGTATCTGGAACTGGTCGGACCGCTGCTGGCCTTTCTATGCTCATGGGTTCCGCTGGTCTGTCAATGAAGACCGTCATCAAGAACATTGATGATATGCTCTTGAAGCCTTTAGGCGAAGCTTACTTCCAGTGGAACATGCAGTTCAACGAAGAAGCTGAAGACATTAAAGGTGATTTGGAAATTAAACCTCGCGGTGTTGCAGCCGTGATGCAAAAAGAGGTTCGCACACAACGCCTCACATCCCTGTTGCAAACCGTTGCAAACCCGATGCTGGCACCGTTCATCAAGATACCAAACCTGATGCGGGAACTGGCTATTTCTCAAGATATCGACCCTGACAGCCTAGTAAACGATGCCAACCAAGCACAACTTTACGCACAGATGTTAAAAGGAATGATGGCAAATGTACAGCAAGGAGCAGGCGAAGCTGCTGGGGCCGCTGCTGGCCCAGCCGCAGATATGGCAGGGGCTGGAGGAGTATCTCCTTCTCCTGAAGGAACAGACGCACAGGGGTCTGGTAACGGCACAATCGGAGTCGGAACTGCGCCAACTGCAGGGGAAAGCGGCTTTACTGGAAATGCTCCTTCAGTTGAAGGTTAATCACGAAGCTATAGGTAAGAATACTTAAAAGGAACGAATATGGCTGCAAGAACACCACCACGTAATGTAGAGATTAAAGGGCAGGAGCATATGCTTGCCTACATTACGCCAGCGGAAGGTGAGTTGCTCAAAGCGCATGGCGGTTCAGGTGAACCGGGTCCTATGGGTATTCCTGCGTTTGCGGATACTGGTGGGCCTGCTGGCGGGTCCCCCGGTAGTGGCCCCGGCGACCCGGATGGCGGCGGGGACGCAGGCGAAGGTCCCGCTTATTTAATGGACGCAATTCGAAGACCCGGATATTACTGGCATATGAGTGAACGCGGAGAAGGCGGTTCGCAGGTTCAAGTTCGCATAGGTTCAAAACAAGATACCACCCAAGCCCGAAAATACGCAAGTATGGATAATCCCGGCTGGAATCAAGGTGTGGAAGCCTATATTAACAAACTAGCACCAAAACCCTACGATGTACGTTTAGCAGAACGTGAGGCAGGAACCACAGCCGGAACCGGAACCACAGCCGGAACCGGCTCTACACAATATGGCGTTTCTTCTTCTGGTATATCTTCAGAAACTGGGGCATTATCCTTCGATGTAGAAGGTATTCTAAATAGCTTTCAACAAGATGCACAGGCCGTAAAAGCTGCGTCAACAAGCAACTACGGTGAAACTGGTTTTGTTCCCCAGCAGGAAGCCTTAACAAAGCAAAGCTACACCAGCAAGTTTGTAGACTTTGGCAGTCAATATTACGGACTGAAGGGTCTGGGCGACTGGACATCCATTGGGGTTGACCCCGAACTTACTCCGCCAGTAGATGAGGAAACTACCGCGCCTAGTGATGACGACCGTGGAGACGGTGTTGATGAGGGCATGGACACCTTGGGTTCTTTAATAGGTGACCCAGATACGCCGGGTCTTGGTGCGGGTGTTTCCTTCGGCCTAGATGCTGTTGATTTTGATGTTGCCGGTATGACCTACGCAGAATCTCTTGCGTCCTTGGGCCTCACAGATTTAATTGGCAGTGTCGGGATGGATATTTTAGGACCGGCTCTTTCGGGTAACTTTGACGATATAAGTTTTAAAGATGCCTTTGGTTCTGTGCCTGACAATTTAAAAGATTCAGCAGCATCTGTAGCCAAGAAAGAAGCTTGGTCTGTCGATAATATTGCAAAAAAGGGCCTTGGTCTGGCGTTTAGTGCAATGCCGATGGGTTCTATGATAGGCGGCATATTAAACGGTCAAACAGTCAAGAACGCCTTTGGTCACAACAGTCTTCGCCCCTCTGGTATTTTGGGAATAGTTGCAGACGCAGTACACTACACTCAGTTTAATGATATGGCAGCAATGAAGGCCGCTAGTCAAGGAATCTCTTTTAGTTCTGACTTTACAGGGAACCTAAACGATTACGACACAGGCTTTGCTTTAGACTTCGGTATGGGCGGCATAACCCGCGCCCCCGGTTCGCGAACCTACACAGGAAATATGCGTGGTTTGAGCCACGGACAAGTAACAGCCCTAGAGGCAATTTCCAAGGGATACACATACGCTGGATATAACATGAACGACGGTACTGGCAAGGCCGTTGGAACCTCGATAGCTTCAACAGGCGGTCTGCAAATAGACCCATCAAACCCTTTTGCCGGATACATTTCAGCAAAGGGAAATCCTGTTAACGCTTTTGGTCAGGGTTCATACTATGCTACTATGGACCAAGTTAACGCTTTTGCAAGCACTTATAATGTATCCTCCGCAGCCGTTCAAACTGCCTTGAACAATGCACGAAACAAACAGGGTACTTTCCAAGAAAATATTACTGCGGAAATAGAAGCTAATCTTTCGAACATAACTCAGTCACAACTAGCCGGTACTTATACACCGGGTACGACAGCAGGATTTGTCGGAACACCAAAAGGTGGCGCACCGGGGGCTGGAACTTACCAGTCGGGTATTACAGGATACGCCGGGTCAGGGAATTACGGTAATGTAACCAGTGGTGGTGCTGCCTTTGGTCCGGGTACTCCGGGATACTCTCCGTCTTACGATGAGGATGATTTAGGCACCGCTCCAACAACACCATCTACTCCAAGCGCACCTTCGGCACCCGCTGATGACCCATACGCTAATGAATCGGAGTTTGGTGCTGGCGACTTTGGTGGTGGTGATAATGATGGAGGTATGGGTCACGGCGGCGGCGGTATGTCAGATAGAGGCGGTTTTGAAGGTTTTGAAGGTGACGCTCGCGGAGGTATGATTACCCACGGCAGACCTCAAAATAGGAACGCTTACGCTATGGGAACCCCGCCAGCAGGGGTACAAGCCTCACAGAGCGGTTTTATCGACCGCCCGCCATCACAGGTCTCTGAAGCCGGTAAAGTCGCTGACAACCGCCCTATGAAGGCTAAAGAGGGTACTTATATCCTAAATGCTGCTGCCGTCGAGTTCGCGGGAGAAAAAGACATCCGAAAGATGATTATGGATGCCCAGAAGGAAGCGGTTCGCAGGGGTCTGTCCACAGATGACTTCGAACGTCACTCAAACCTGATTGACATTGCGGTGTCGAGCGGCGAAGTAACTATCGCCCCACACCTAGTAAAGATTATTGGCGAAGACCGCCTAGAAAAGATTAATAAACGAGGCATTCGGAAAACCGAACAGCGCATTGCAGAAAATGGACAGCAGCCTGTCCAAGCAGCGCGAGGTGGTTTCCTAGCCTAAAGAATCCGCTGGCTACCCACGAGTTCGTGGCCCCAGCACAACCGGAGCGGCTACCCACAGCCATGTGGCCCCGCAAGTGAGGTAAATAAAATGGCAAAAGCAAGAGGCCACCGTGCCAACAAAGCAAACGACTCTTTTGGAACCGTCAACAATGAAAGTCTCTATCGTGGAAAGTACCGCGATGAAGTCTACAAGGACGAAGAAAATGAGGCGGGTGCAGAAGCCCAACAAGATGCTGACCCTGCAGAACAAGAAGCGGCTACTCAGCAAGATGGAACGGGCAGTAGTTTCGTGGAACAAAAGAAGGAAGCTTCAGACGACCACGACTACAAAAAACGGTATGATGACTTGAAGCGTCATTATGACGACAAGGTAAACGAGTTCAAAAGTGAAATCGAAAACCTTCGCCAGACAATGACAAATCATGCGGCGGAAATGCCACGAGGCGTAACTCCACCGCGAACAATGGAAGAACTGGAAGAGTTCAAGGAACGCTACCCAGATGTGTTCGAAGTTGTTCAAACAGTTTCAAGCATGCAAACCGAAACACAGGTTGCAAAACTTCGTGAAGAACTAGGTTCGATTAAGGAACGGGAACAAGCCCTAGAGAAGAAAAACGCCTACGAGCAGCTTCTCAGATTGCATCCAGACTTTAATGAAATCAAAACGGACCAACAGTTCCTTTCATGGCTAGAAGAGCAGCCAAGCTCTATTGCAGAAGGTATCTACAAAAACAGTACCGATGTGAAATGGGCGGCACGGGTCATAGACCTCTACAAAGCCGACACAGGCTTAACGACTACAAAGAAGAAAACCAAGTCTGCATCTGCTGCAGAAGCCGTAACAAAAACCCCTGCACGGGAAGTTAAGGCTGAAAGCACAGACGGTAAACGGGTTTGGAAAGCTTCGCAAATCGCCAAGATGAAACCGCACGAGTTCGAAAAGCTGGAAAGCGAATTGGACGCGGCACGGTCTGAAGGGCGAATCGACTTCAACTCTTAATACTTAAACCTCAAAATGGAAGGAAAAGCAAATGGCTTTTAATTCGGCATCAGGTTACAATAACCTGCCTTCCGGTAACTTTACACCGGAAATCTTTAGCCAAAAAGTCCTCAAGTTTTTTCGTCGCGCTTCGGTTGCTGAAGACATCACGAATACTGATTACGCTGGCGAAATTGAGAACTTTGGCGATACAGTACGTATCATTAAAGAACCAACAATCACAGTAAGTGCCTACTCACGTGGCTCTGTGGTTAACCCACAAGACTTGGCTGACGACCAGACAACTATGGTTGTTGACCAAGCAAACGCATTTGCGTTCAAAATTGATGACATCGAAGAGCGTCAGTCTCATGTTAACTTTGAGGCACTGGCTACTTCTTCAGGTGCATACTCTTTGAAGCGCAAGTACGACTTCAACGTTCTGCAAGCAATTGCTAACGGTGCTGGCCTTGCCGGTGCTGATGACGCATCACTTGCCGGTGGTTTGTTGAACACCAACACTGCTCTGGGTACTGCTGGTACACCAATTGCAGTTCACACTGCTCCAGACAACGCTGTCAACCTGATGCTAGAAATGGCAAAAGAACTTGACGAGCAGTCTGTTCCAGAAGAGAATCGTTGGTTCGTTGCTTCTCCTGCTTTCTACTCAAAGCTGTTCTCAGCCGGTGCAAAGTTTGCAGAAGTACAGGTAACCGGCGACGGCACCTCACCACTGCGGAACGGTCTTGTAATGCAAGGTCAGATTGCTGGCTTCAACTGCTACAAGTCAACTGCTCTGGTAGCAGGCGGCACAGATGCAATTAGCATCTCGGGTGTTACTGCTGCTGCAGGTGAAGCTGTTGTTTTGGCTGGTCACATGTCAGCCGTTGCAACTGCATCTCACATTGCAAAAACCGAAGTAGTTCGGTCAACTGAAACTTTCTCCGACATCGTTCGTGGTCTTCATGTGTTTGGACGTAAAGTCCTTCGCCCAGAAGCACTCGTTCGCGGTGTTGTAGACACTGTAGCATAGGGAGGCTGACACATGGCTACTTACACTGTGACTGGTGCCGTTGCTGGCATCCCTGTCGGGCATAAAGCCCAAGTGATTGAGGTTGTTCTTGACTTCTCAACTACTGCTCTTGCAACCGGCGAAGACATCGACGTTTTCGAAATCCCTGCAAACACTCTCGTGTTAAACGCAGGTATCGAAGTGTTGACTCTTGCTTCTACAGGTTCACCAACTCTTGACTTGGGTGATGGCACTGCTGCTGACACTTGGGTTACTGATGTAGCAGGTCACACTGCTGTTGGTTACGAGATTGGCTCAACTCCAATCATGTACTCTGCTGCCGATAACATCGACATGAAAGCAATCACTGCTGATTTCGATGGTAAGGTTCGCGTGTTCGCAACTGTAGTTCCAATGGGTGCGGCAGAAACTGCTGCAGCATTTGCCTAATTAACTGTCGGGGGGCAGGGCAACTTGCCCCCTTGACACCTTTTTTATTTTATGATATAAGCAAGCAACCTTGCCGGGGGTAAACCCACTATGCCACGTAAAAAAGAAACACCGATAAAGAAAACAACAACAGGCAAGGGCGCGAATTATCGTCCTACCAAGTCTGGTGCAGGAATGACTGCAAAAGGTGTAAAAGAGTATAGAAAAAAGAATCCCGGCAGTAAATTAAAGACTGCTGTTACTGGTAAAGTAAAACCCGGAAGCAAAGATGCCAAGCGTCGCAAGTCTTTTTGTGCAAGGTCTGCAGGACAAATGAAGAAGTTTCCTAAAGCAGCAAAAGACCCGAACAGTCGTTTGCGTCAAGCCCGTAAGAGGTGGAAATGTTAGCAGCCCTAATTGGACCAATCTCAAACCTAGCCGGAACATGGCTAGAAGGCAAGGTTGAAAAGACCAAAGCCGAAACTGGTGCGAAGGTAGCCAAAGCAAAAGCTGAAGCTGTCATCATGGAAAAGAAAGCTACCGGTGAAATCGACTGGGACTTGAAGATGGCAGATGCTTCTGCATCCTCGTGGAAAGACGAGTGGCTGACAATTTTGTTTTCTGTGCCATTGATTTTAGCCTTTTGTGGTGAGTGGGGTCGGCAGATTGTTACTGATGGCTTTACAGCTTTAGAAACTATGCCCGAATACTATCGTTATACTCTTGGTGTTATTGTAAGTGCAAGCTTCGGAACACGAGCAGCAACAAAGTTTTTTGGTAAGAAATGAAAACAATACTAAAACTACTAAGTAAATTATTGCCTAGTGTTGAAAGTGGTGACTTGTCAAAGCACCGTTTGTATACGACTAGATATGAAGATTTGTGTAAATGATTACGGTAGAGCAATTCCTTGCTTGGAAGATACTGCCTCGTTGCATGATGCTGGCAAGCACAGTTATGTCTTGGCGATGTGCTGAGTGGTTCATGGGATTAGATACTCCCACCGCTGCTCAGAGTGCTTTTGTATCTGTAGTTATGGGTGTAATGACGGGTGTATTTGGGATTTGGATGGGTCATGAACACAAAGGTGACAACAAGAGTTAAAAGTCCGTGTGTCGGTATATGCACATTAGATTCTGCAGGAAAGTATTGTACTGGCTGTGGTAGAACTATAGAGCAGATAATCAGTCGAGGTAAAACTAGATGAAATACAATACTTCACACTTCTTAGATAAACTCATTGAACACGAAGGTATGGTCCTGACTGTTTATGAAGATAGCTTGGGTATTGAAACTATCGGAATTGGTCGTAACCTCAAAGACCGGGGAATCACCAAAGAAGAACTAGAGTACATGGATATCCCCAGCATAGCGGTTATCTACGAGCATGGTATTACGGAAGCTGATGCTCGTTACCTTGCCCTGAACGACATCCGCATTGTTGAAAACGAATTGTGCCGGGTGCATGAATGTGTGGAAAACCTAGATTCGGTTCGCCAGTTAATCCTCATGGACATGGCCTTTAACATGGGTGTCCCTCGCCTGTGCAAGTTCGTGAAGATGTGGAATGGTATCCACGAGGGTCGGTTTGATATCGCCGGAATGGAGATGATGGATTCGCGGTGGGCAAAACAAGTAGGTTCGCGGGCCGTTAAACTTTCAGACGCTATGAAAGCAGGAGAATTTTAGTATGGCAAAGGGGAGAGAAGCATCCGCAAGCGCAGAGAAGCCTGCACGTGGAATACAAGCGGAAATTGACAACTTTCGTAGCAAGCCTAAGAACTATGATGATTATTTTGAAGGTATAATCATACCTGAACGCCCCTCTAAGAAAGCTATCGAAGAGTTAAAAAAGGGCAAACCTGTGGCGTTTACGTGATGCCCCTAACATCCAAAGGTAAAGAAGTTATGAAATCCATGAAACGAACCTACGGGGGTAAAAAGGGTGAGCAAGTTTTCTACGCAACCGCCAACGCCGGAAAACTTGAAGGCGTGGAGAAAGAACAAGAACTCAAGAAAGGTGGCAGGGTTAGAAAAGCTAGCAAATCGACGAAGTCTAAAACGAAGAGCAAAAGTAGAGTTAATGAGGCTGGCAACTATACTAAGCCCGAACTAAGAAAGCGTATCTTTAACAGAATAAAGGCTGGCAGCAAAGGTGGAAAACCCGGTCAGTGGTCTGCACGTAAAGCACAGATGTTAGCTGCAGCCTACAAAAAGGCTGGTGGCGGATACCGCGACTGATGGAAAAGCAAATCATTACGGGCTTGATGGCTATTATGATTGGCCTTGCCGGTTGGAACCTTAAAACAACTCACGACCTGAGTATCACTGTCAGCAACATGCAGGTTAGCCACGCAGACAAGGACGCTATTCAAGATATGAAGATGGCTATCCAGCGGCTAGAACTCCTGTTGTTACAGGACCAATGATTGAGTTCGTCCTTACTGTTTACATGGGTGCAACCTTAATAGACCAAACCCAACGGTTCGCGGACATCGACAAATGCCTGTACTTTGCAGAACGGCTGTCTAACCAGCGACCAGTTCCCGTAGGAGATAATAGACGACTTAAAATAACAGCGGTATGCAAACCAACCCCAAAATGAGGAAGCTATGGACCCTATTACCGCTCTTACGGTTGCAACCACAGCCTATAATACAATTAAAAAAGGCATACAGGTAGGCAAAGAAATCGAGTCGATGTCTGGTGATTTGGGTCGCTGGATGAACGCCATATCAGCCGTAAAGACCAGCCACAGCAAAGCAAAGGGTCGTAGGTTTGGTTCTGTTGAAGAAGAAGCCTTAGAAACGTTCGCAGCCAAGAAAAAGGCTGAACAGATGGAAAACGAACTTCGTAACTTTGTTATCGGTCAGCACGGCGTAAATGCGTGGCAAGAAATTATACGAATACAAGGCGAATTACGTAAGAAACAAAAACAAGCAGAAATTTTAGCAGCCCAGAAACGTGATGAGTTAATATATAATCTATGTATGCTAGGGCTGATTGTCCTTTTTATTTCTTTAGTTCTACCTATACTTTGGCTAATCATACAAAACGTTTGACACAGACAGGTTTATCTTCTATAATAAGTCAAGAGGAGAAAACATGCGTCAGCTTGCTATAGAAGCCCTTAGACATAAATACGAGGCACAGAAAAAGAATGCGGAATACACTTTTAAAAATTGTACAGCCGATTTGGAACGGCTCGATGCTGCTCTGGCAGAATGGGTTGGCGCAAATCAAAAGCTTGATGCACTTAGCGACATCGAAGATGATTACGATTTTACCGTCCACACAAGGCATGCAAGCCTGTATGGTTAGGTGCCTTGCATTGGGTTTGCTAAACACTGGCAAGCCCTTTACTCGTGTAGGCAACTGGTTTTGGAAGTTGCACCGCAAAGTTTTTGACTGGAATAAGTAATGGCACTTCGAGGACCTCAACGTAGCCTGAAGGCTTGGACTAACCAAAAGTGGAGAACCAAAAGTGGAAAGCCATCCACACAAGGACCTAAAGCAACCGGAGAACGTTATTTACCGGCAAAAGCAATCAAAGCGTTGTCGAAGGAAGAGTATGCGAAAACCACTGCTGCTAAAAGGAGAGCAACTAAGGCTGGTAAGCAAGTCTCCAAACAACCCAAGAAAATCGCTAAAAAAGTACGTCCTCATAGAAAAGTAACTTAAATGTCCATCACCTCGTATCCAAATGTAATGACGTTCAGCGGTGGTGTGGGTTCGTTTCCGTACTACCTACAGGTATCTCGTGGTTTAATTGCTGGACACAAACGTGTATTTAAGTTTGGCTTTAACGGGGATATAGACGCTGCTGTTGAAGATATTTGGGATGCGGGTGGCGTATATACCTATCAAGGTAGCGCACTTGCTATGACAGCTACAAGTGGTGGCGGTGCTACAGATAATGGTGTAGAAGTTACTATTCAAGGTTTAGATGCTAGTTACAATGAACTGTCTGAAACAGTAACATTGGCTGGTTCAGGTGCAGCAACAACCACTGGCACTTTTCTACGTACCTACCGTGCCTTTATATCTGGGTCACAAGAACCTACAGGCGATATTGATATTGCTAATGGTGGTACAACCTATGCAAAAATAGCTGATGGGGAACACCAAACACTCATGGCCCTGTGGACTGTACCTGCGGGTTACACTGCATATCTTTTGCAAACAGATATAACAGCCTTTACAGAACAGAATAATAAGTTTGGTGTAGTATGGGTGCAAACTAGAGAACTAAATGGGGTGTTTAGAACACAAGATAAATTTGCACTAGTAGCAGCCACACATCATCAACAGTATCAAGTACCCCTTCCCATCCCAGAGAAAACAGATATTCGTATTCGTGCAACGGGGTCTAGTAGTAACGCAGATATACAACTTTCCGCAGGTCTTGATATTATTTATATAGAGAACTAGAGATGCCAGAACGTAAAAGACGCACCCTTGCCCTCGAACTCACAACGGCAAATCAAGATGTGTATACAGTCCCTGCAAGATTTACCAGCGACGTAAACAGCATCTATATCAACAATGCCTCTAGTTCGTTAGTTACGTTTAGTTTGGATTGGTACGAGGCATCAACAACAACGTACCACACCCTTGCTGAAACAGTGGAACTTCCCGCGAACTCCCTGCTTCAAATCACCGACTACCCCTTGTTCCTGAATCCCGGCGACAAGGTTCGCGGATTAGCCAGCGCAAATAGCGCAGTAAATATCTCAATTTCTCTGGAAGAATATTTCGAGACATCACTTTAATAGGAGACACAAATCATGGCAATTACAACTGCGATGTGTAATAGCTTCAAGCAAGAGATTCTTGGCGGTGTCCATGATTTGGATACCGATTCCTTGAAGATTGCGCTTATCAAAGCAACCCCAACTGGCACTTATAATGCCAGCACAACCAACTATTCAGATGTAACCGGCAACAGTGACGAAGCCAGCGGAACCAACTACACAGCAGGCGGTCAGGTTCTAGACGGTGCAACTATCTCTCTAGACGGCTCCACCGCAATCGTCGACTTTACAGACGAAGTGTTCGCAGACGTTACTGTATCTGCAGATGGTTGTATCATCTATAACACAGCAGCTAGTAACGCAGCCATTGCTGTGATTGACTTCGGCGGCACTGTTAGTGCTACAGCCGGTGACTTAACTATTGAGTTCCCAGCAGCAGACGCGAGTAACGCTATCATTCGGATAGCCTAGTATGTCTTTCTACGACTCCGCAGATGCTATCTATGGAGTTGCCCGATACGGTGCAGCTTCCTACGGAGTCGTAAGCCCCAACGTCTCTTTAACAGGCGTTTCTGCAACAGGTTCGATACAAACCGTAGCAGTAACCGGATTTGAAATCGACATATCCGAAAAGGTTGGGGGCGTATCTGCTACCACTACTGCAGGTTCCGTAACTGTTAATGTAGTAGAGGTCTTGGGTTCCGTATCTGCTACGGGTTCTGTCGGTAGCGTTGCTATAAGCAACACAGTCGCCCTAACAGGTGTACAGGCTACAGGTTCTGTCAATGCTGTAGAAGAAAAGCCGACGGAAGTTCTAAACAGTATAGCCGCTACTGGCTCTATCGGAACACTAACCGTAAACTTGGTTGTTACGCCGACAGGTGTTCAGGCAACCGGTTCGGTAAATACGGTAGAAGAAAAACCGACAGAGGTTTTGAACAGTGTTAGTGCCACAGGTTCTGTAGGCACGGTTCAAGCTAACATAGATGAGAAGCCTAGCGGCGTATCTGCAACAGGCACTATCGGAACCCCACAACCCGTCGTTAGCTTCTCTGTATCTGTATCTGGTGTCGGTGCAGTAGCCACACTAGGAAACGCAGAGGCCCAGACTACTGAACCTCTGGGTGGTGTCAGCGCAACAGGCGCAGTTGGTACGCTAATCCTGTACACAACAGCAGGACTTTCAGGGGTTCAGGGGACGTTCTCCGTTGGGACTGGAACGTACTCAGGAGTGCAGTTTGATTACAACGCGGTTCGCGAACTCTATGATAGACGGCGTACCATCAATATTGATAGAGCAGCCTAATGCCGCTAACCAGTTACGAACGAACCGTACACGTTGTTCTCGACCCGCGAACAGTTTTGGTTGAGGACGCAATCAACGCCTTTGAGCGAACAATATCTGTAGTGTTGGAACCGCGAGTTGTCCACATCGAAAGCATCGGCAACAGCTACACCCGCACAGTTTACGTGGAGTAATTTATGTCATACAAATGGCCCTTTAAAGACCCCGGAGAGACGCTCGACTATAGCATGGACTGGTCGCGGTTTCTTGGTGCCGCAACTATCTCCACAGTCGTGTGGTCTGTAGAAACTGACGCATATTCCACTCGTACAGTTTTGGCTTCGGGTCAGGACCTGACTACCGCATCAGGCGGAGCCGTAACTGACAGCATCCAGAATGTTTCCCAAACCCAAACCAACACTGTTGCTACCATTAATATCGTCAGTGGAGTCAACACTCA